CAATATCAGGTGTTTTATATACAGCATCAATAAGACTTCCATCAAAGTCGTTACCTACGTTATGCATATGTAAATACCCTAGGTAATCACCGTGGTACGCTCTTTCTATATTTCTAGAATCAAATCCTGAAGTCATTGTAGCTACTGATATACCTTGTGTCTCTGCCCATTCCCATACAGGAATACCTTGTGCGGTAATCTTAAACGTACCTATAATTCCTTTCTGTGCTAACTTAGCTGTAGTAGGTTTAGAATAAAATAATCTATATTGATTCTGTGTTCTAATAACTACGGAAGATAACTCATATTTGTCAATGTTATTAACAATATCATTAATGATAGGTAGAATCTTATGAGAGATAGAGGACAATTCAATATCATCAATACGTGCTGTTGCAGCAACTGTACGAATACCATCTGGTGCTAGGAATACAAGGTCGCCACCAATCTCTTGAATACTGAAGCCGTCTATACAACCAATATTTCTTGTGATATCTACTAAAGAAATAGTAGAACTGCTACTAATGTTTAGTAATTTCTTTAAACTGTTGCGTCCAAAGACTACAAGTTCACTACGGAAAGTTCTTATTCCTGTTAACTCATCACCTATATTAATTTGACCTGCTGAAGCACCTGTAAAATCTGCATCATTATAACGAGTACTATAGTATAACGTCTCTAACTTATCCGACCAACCTACTAATACTGTATGGTCATCGTGTGTGGTAGTGTACTGAGGCTTAGGAATATCTGCATATACTGGTGTAGTTTTAGATAGCCCGAAAGCATCGTACATACCTCTATGAAACTTAAATTTCCTCGTACCGCTATCTAATTTAGTCTCTATATATACTGGTACGTCTGCACCATTAAGTGCTGTAATACGAGCATTTGGTACGTTTGCAGGAATATATTCTGAGAAGTCGTATCTACCAGCCGTATTAAGAGCTACAACTGTTGCTGTTGTTAAGTTAGTAGCTGTTGCCCAAGTTTCTGTCCAAGTAGCGTTAGCCTCTTCACAAGATTGCTGTGTAGTATATGCTCCTGCTGAACAAGTACCATAGTCTTTATTAACTTGAGTCCAAGTATAACCGTCTTCAGTCCAGTAGATGTTACCATTCTGACATACCCATATACCTTCAGCATATGCGTGTGCACCTTTAATTGGTGTAGTTCCTCCAGAAGGAGTAGTCTCAGTATTAATAACTGAAACTGTTACAGCTTTAGCTACAAGAGTACCTGTATTATGAAAAGATACTGCAGGAGGAAATTGATATCCACTACCTCCATTAGTAACTGTAACTCCAGTGATAACACCACTTACTACTGTAACTGTTCCTGTAGCTCCTGTACCATTACCTTCTGAATCTGTAAAGGCTACTGTAGTACCTGCAGCATATCCTGTACCACCACTAGTTACTGTTACACTTAAAACAGGACTAGATAAAAACTTTCTATAACCGTTTACTCTTCTGTAACCACCGTGAATAGAAGCTTCAAAGTTCTTTAATCGAGTTGCAGCACCAGGCGTTTTGAATAAATCAAATGAGGAAGAAGTCTTATCCAGACCTCCACTAATTGATACTGATACGCCTTGTTCTACTGACATCTATACAAACTTTATTCTATCATCCATCATTGTTGATGGTTGAGGTTTACCTGTATAAGCTTTCATAAGTTTAATCCCTTTCTTGTATTCATCTAATGCTAAAGTAGATAGTTGAATATTCTCTTTGAATTGCCAGATATAATATCTAGCTCTCGCCATCATTACTGCTGTCCATTGTTCTGGGTATTTTACTTCGTCATCGTTTGCTGTTAGTTCTGTTAACTGTTCCCAAGCATAAAAATAAATTCTATATACTTTGTCAGGTAGAGGTGATAAACCAAACTTACGACCACAAGGAGACATAATAATTTTAGTAGGTTTACCATAAACTCCTGTGTCTTTAGCAGAGTCATCTGATTCTCTAAAGTGTTTCTTCCAAGTATCTATAGAGATAAATTTTAAAGTCTCTCTTTCATAAGGAGAGGTATGTGTAGCTGTCCAAGTATTAGGAGATACACAAGTAGTAGACTCATCATAGTCTGTCCATACCTTATCTGCTGATACACAAGTAGAGGCTGTTGTATATGTACTGTCTGAACATACACCGAGTAAGGAACAAGTCCCTACTTCTTCTGTAGTCAGATAGAAGTTATCCCAATCTATCCTACCAAAATCTTTAGCTGTGCCGTGTGCACCGCTTGAATGTTTCTTTAATAAATGCCAACGCTGTCCTACTACTGAGTCTACAAAGTTATTACCGTATTCTGTAGCGTTTGTTGTAGTGGTGGCTAACCAAGGGAACTCTGGATTCTCATTGGCTATGTCAAAGTATGCTCTATTAATAGCATCCTTAACAAATTTCTGAAGCCCTTTGGCAGTCAGAAAGTTAGAAGAAGTTAACTGTACTTCATTTAATTCACCTAATATGTCATTAGTTATGCTTAAATAAGTTTTATGTGACATTGCTTCCTCTTATATAATTTGGATAAGGAGCTTCCGAAGAAACTCCTTAAAGGGTACTACTTAGTCAATCTTGATTTGTGCAATCGCTAAAGCTTCAGGACGTAAGACTTTACGACCCCAAACCAATAGACCACGAACAATATCTTTGAATGAGTTATTATCTCTAATAGACTCAACTGTAGATAGTGCTTGTGCACAAGATACCGCAGACATATGACCTGCTAGTACAGTATGTGTAGCTGTACCGCCAGGTGTTGCTACGTTATTAGACTTGTACATCTTGAAGCCGCGAAGCTCACCTGATGCAACTAGACCATTACGTAGACCACCATTACCTTGGTTATAATCAACTGACATTAACTTAGAACTAGTCTTAGCTAACTCTTCATAGAACTCAGGTTTAGCAACAACCCAACGATTCTCTTCTGGAACGTTTGCATCATCTAATAGACGGGCAAGACGTGCTAACACATCTAACGGGTCTACTTCTGCTGTATCAAAACCAGTGTCAATCGGTGCTGAAGTCGTACCATACGTATTAGAGGTAGCACCTGCGACAGCTGCTGCAATTACGTTAGTATCGAAAGCATCCTTTAGCTGGTATGCTGCGTTGTCAGACGCAATCTGTTGCCAGTTTACGTGAGAGAAACGCTTCTCTAAGTCATCAACCTTAAACTGAAAGTACTTAGCTTGGTCAATTGATAATACTAACTCTTGGTCAGTTAGCTCTGTATCACTAAGTGAAGCCATACCACGAGTATAATCAGATACTGTGATAGTTGGTTCTTTAATGATGTTAACTGTATCACCGAACTGAGCGATGTCGCCCATATAGTCTGTGTTACAGATTGCTTCGGCTACTGCCGACTTACGAAAGGCAACTTGTACCTTCTTTGAAAAAACTTCTGGTAGCCAGAACGAGTTAGTTTGCCCCGTTGTGGCTTTCAGAAAGTTATTTGGGGTTGTTCCTGCTTCAAAACCCATATCTTTCTCCTAGTTAGAAAGTAAACAACTACATTACTGTAGGTATATACTTATCTTATTACTTAATAAAACTAACCATTTACTATTCGTCCAGTTGTGAAGGCATCATCAAGTTCTTCTTGAAGTTTTTCATACTGGTCTACAGAAAGGTTAGCTATTTCTGAGGTTGTCCAAAGTTTCTCTTGAGGCGAATGGTCTTCAACTTTCGTTTTGACGGATACTGCATCTGCAGCAGAGCCTCTCGTATCTTTCTTAGGACTAGTTTTTTTCGACACAGCCTCAGCTTTACTAGGGGAAATACCAACATCCTGTTTGTACAAGTCAATTGCTCTCGAAGCTAATGCAGAGTCACCGTGGTTATCATAAATCCAAGACTGAATTGCTTCAGGTTGTACTCTAGCCCAATCGTGGAATTGTTCAGATTCTCTGATATCTCTAAAGTCTGGATGCAGATTAAGAAGTTCTTGCTCTGCTGCTCTACGGTTTGCTACATTCTCTTTTTCTGATAACTGTTGAACCTGTGACTGTAAATCAGCCAACTGTTCTTCAGCTCTCATATGAGCTACTGTCTCTACTACATCATAAACATCTGGATAGTCCTCTCTAAAAGTAGCCAGTTCTTCTGGGGTTTTAGGGGTGGTATAGGTAGGGCGGTTAGATAACATCTCTGCTTTGAGAGCTTGTTCTTTAGACCTCCAATCTCCTAGTTTTCTATCATAATGTTTCTTCAAATCATCGTAACGTTTTTTAAAGTCGACCTTCTTGAATTTCTCATTAGGTTCTTCTTTATAAGAATCGTCTTCCTTGGTGGCTTCTTGGGGAGCAGTCTCTGTAGTAGCTTCTTCTTCTAAGATTGGTTTCCTACCGTTAGATATTACTGCTTCCTTTCGAGGGGCAAGGTATGCTAAGGAATCATCAGCACTTTGTACGCCTATAGCGGCATCTTTATTGCTGTTGTCCCAACGCTTCTTTGCGTTATAAGGATTTGCTTGTGGTTGTTGGATTTCCTCCGTTGCTGTTGCTGTTGTCATATTGACCTCCATTAAGTGCCCATTTTTTGTGGGGTGGCTTTCGGGGTTACTAAAATCCAAGGTGTCCTAAAAGGAGTAGCCTTGGGGCTATCACTACAAAGTCAGTCTATGTCTCGTCAGTTTGACTGGTGGTTTGTAGTTAGTTTATAATTCTTAACTGTACACAGGTCGGTTAATTAAACCACCTGCTGCAAAACCTTCATCGCTCATCTGAGCAAAGGTTTGTTTATCTGAAGATTCGTCAAAGTCTATTTCTGCTTTAGACATCATCTTACGTAATTTGTCTACTCCGAGTTGTTTAACTGCTTTAGCAGTAAAGACAAACTCACCGTCTGATAACTTGGCATCAATAGAATCACTAGTACCTGTACCTGGTCCTTCTACT